GAGTATTATTCCTATGGGTGGGACAAAACGGGCATCACATATGACAGATAAGCCCAAAGGTTATCAACCAAAAGTTGGTGAGATAATGCAAGGCAGACCAGAAGAATTAGAATACAAACAATAATTCTTCTTGACAACCGCATTCCTGTGTATTATAAATAAATAGAGTTATTTGTATTACATGGAGAAAGCGGTTGTCACTTACAAAATATCTTCATCAAGTAAAGCCGAGAGAGGAATCCTATGTCAATCATGTGGACAGGGTTCAAGATTTATTGATTGAAAGTAGAGCCTCTGATAAATATGAAAAAGATGTGGCTATCGCTCTTGATAAAATAAACGGTGTAACTGCTGAAAGACCTAAAGTTTCAACAGCATATGCAGATATCAAAGTTACGGCACAGAATGGTAATACTTCTTGGGTAGAAGTTAAGATGAATCATACAGATAATCTTAGTAACCCTAGAGTATTTTTTGATGGTAAAAAGTGGGATACTACATATACCACATCTGCTGCCACAAGGTCTGTAGAATTATTAAATAAATCCGACCAAACTAAAGATTTTCTTGAAGCAATTTCAAAATTCTCTGGAATAAAAAACCCCAAGATACCAACGACAAAGAGTGGATTAAAAGATAAGGATGCTGTTCCCCTAGAGGTTATGAGAGAGTATTTTTCTCAACCGGGAATTAATAGATACATCATGACTGAACCTGATGTTAATTTGGGTGAGGTAATAACAGATCATTATTTAAAAGGCAAAGCAGAGCCAGCATATTATATGCAAGCCGCTGATGACTTTTATATGATTGGTAGGTCAAATCCTTTAAAATTAAATAAAAATATTCCTTTGCTATCTGGGGCTGGTCCATTTAGAATAAGGATTGCAACAAGATCGGCATATTATGAGGTTCAAGCAGAATTGAAAATTCAAGAGATGCCACAAAGCAGATATTCAATAATGCCAAATACTAAAAAAACAAATCCTTTTAAGAGATGAAGAATGATTAGTTTCAAAGAAATGCTCACAGAGGACAAGGCAGGAAAAAACCTTCACCTTGAACACCTAGAGGATGAAATCCTTAACTTTGGTGTTGATGGTGGACGTGCTGCTATTAACTTCCTACGCTCATTGAGAGACATGCTTGCTGGTTCAAGTCGCAGTTCTGTCAACATGACAGTGAAGTGGGATGGTGCCCCTGCTATATTCGCAGGGATAGACCCAGAAGATGATAAGTTTTTCGTTGCGAAGAAATCGGTATTCAACGTGAATCCAAAGTTATATAAGACTGAAGGAGAAATAGATGATGATTTATCCGGCACCCTCAATTCTAAATTTAAAGTCGCATTACAAGAGTTTTCAAAATTGGGAATTACGGGCGTACTTCAAGGTGATCTTATGTTCACTGATGATCTCGAAACAACTACGATTGATGGGGAAAAATACTATACTTTTCAGCCTAACACTATCGTTTATGCTGCACCTGTTAATAGCGATATTGGTCGTATTTTCAATACCGCAAAGGTTGGTATAGTTTGGCATACCACATATAAAGGAAGTTCTCTTCCTGATATGAAAGCATCTTTTGGTGCAGATATATCAAAGCTCACTAAGACAAGTTCTGTATGGATGGATGATGCAACATATAAGGATGTATCTGGTAAAGCTACATTCACAGAGAAAGAAACTGAATCAGTCACTGCAATACTATCACAAACTGGTAAAACTTTCAATAAGATTAACGGACCCAAACTAAGAGCATTCCTCAAACTACAGGACAGTATGACAGGAACTCTTGCCGGTGCATCTCTCAAGACATATAACAATAGTAAGGTTCGTGCTGGAGAAAAGATTACTAATCCTGCCGCACATGCGAAGGGTTATGAGAAGTGGGTATTTGCTTCTATTCAGAAACAGATTGACAAGGCAAAGAGCGATAAGGGTAAGAAGAAATATACAGGTATGCAAAAGGAATATGTGAGAGAAGTAAAGAGACACGCTGCTAATTTAGTACAAGTTATTACCTTTCAGAACCTATTAGTTGATGCAAAGTCACAGATTGTAAATAAACTAAATAGTGTGAAGGGATTGACAGATACGTTTATTCGTACTGGTAATGGATATAAAGTGACAAATCCCGAAGGTTATGTTGCTATTGATAGGGTTAGTGGAGATGCTGTTAAACTTGTAGACCGTATGGAGTTCTCGTTTAACAACTTCACAGCAGTAAAGGCATGGGATAAATGAAAACATTTTCAGAACACTCAGATTTAGAAGAGTATAAAAAGACAGCAGATATTACTCAACGCAGAAAACAAGCTCGGCGTATGAGACTAATATCAAAACAATCTGGTTTTCAAATGAAAAAGAAACGAACTCTTATGAAAGTGAGAGATGTTGGGAAAATTACCAAATCAGCAAAAAAACAAACAATCAAAATGTTTAGGAATAAGCTTTATCCAAACTATAATGATATGAGCATTAGTGCAAAAGTAAAAGCTGACCAAATTGTAATGCAGAGATTTGGTCAAAAAATTGATAAGATAGCAAAGAGAACGGCAATGAAACTTAGGGCAGCAGAGCCTGAGAGAGTTCAGAAATTTAGAGCTTCACAACAGGCAACTGACAAATGAAGAAATTTAGTGAGTTAATGGAAAAAAGTGGTGATACAGCTGTATTCACTTTTGGAAGACTAAATCCTCCAACCACTGGTCACGGCAAGTTAATTGATGCTATGGCTAGAGAACAAGGTAAGAATGCTGGTTCCAAGATGCATGTCTTTGTTTCTCATTCACAAGACGCTAAAAAGAATCCTCTAGACTACAAGAGAAAAGTTGCATACATCAGAAAAATGTTTCCGAAGTATGCCAAGAATATTCTCACAGATAAAGCAAAAACAATCTTTGAAGTTGCCGTATCTCTACACAATAAGGGATACAAATCTATCATCATGGTTGTTGGAAGTGATAGAGTAGATGAGTTTGAGAGACTTCTAAATGAATACAATGGTGTCCAATCTAAACATGGTTATTATGGGTTTGACAACGTAGAAGTTGTATCGGCTGGTGAACGTGATCCTGATGCTGAAGGTCTTGAGGGCATGAGTGCCAGCAAGATGAGAAAAGCTGCTATGGATGGTGACCTTGATTCTTTCAAACAAGGTGTCCCAGACGGTTTCAAAGATGCTGAGAAGTTGTATAAAGATGTTCGTAAGAGTATGGGCATTCGTGAAGAAAAAAACATGGGTGAAATGGATATCTATGAAGAGGTGCGTGATGCTTATCTCACAGGAAAGATTTGGAATGTGGGTGACATTGTAGAAGCAAATGGAATGAGTGGAGAAATTGTTCGTAAAGGAACAAATTATATTTCATACATGACAGAGGATAATAAGGTTCATAAGGCATGGTTACATGAGATTGAACTTGATGAAGCTTCTTCTCCGGCACAACAAGCTGCAATTGCTATTTCTAAAAAAGAACGTGGTGAAAAACCAAAGAAAGAAAAAGTTGAACTTGATGAAATGTCATGGTTCTTAAAAGCAAAAGCAAAAATTGACCAGATGTCTCATCCCAAGGCTTATGAGGCAATGATTAAACAGTTTGTTGGTGATATGAAAAACCCACCAAAGCAAAAAACACCAGCTTCTATTGCGGCAAATATTGCAAGAGAATATAGTGTTTCTGCCAGAGGGTTGATTCAATATATCAATAAACTTGTTGATAAAGGGGTTATTCCAAAAGAGTTGAAAGCAGAGTATCAAGAGGAAAGTTTCTCATTCAAGAATTTTGTAGAACAAATTCAAGAAGTAAAACAAGACCCTGATGTTAAAGATATGCCGGGAACACAACCAGCAAAGTATCACTCTGGTGTGAAGTCAAGTGTTAAGGATGACAGAGACAGACATTTCAAAGCAAAGAAGGCCGGTCCAGCGCCCGGTGATAAAGGTGCAGTAACCAAGCCATCTGTTCATACTAAAAAGTATAAGCAGATGTTTGGTGAGCAAAAAATGGAGTGTCCACCCGCAACAAAAGATTTAGCAATCAATACTAAAAATAGAGATGCAGCAACAAAAAAATATAATTATGGACCCCTTAATGTAGATGAGCCAGGAGATTATTGGGAAAAGATTGCAAAACACTGGAAAACAACTGAAGACGCAGCTAAAAAATCATTATGTGAAAATTGTGTAGCATTTGATGTTTCCCCTAGAATGAAAGAGTGTTTGCCAGGCGCAACCTCTGATGATGATGGAGAACTTGGTTATTGTTGGATGCATCACTTTAAATGTCATTCTGCAAGAGCGTGTCATACTTGGGCAAAAGGTGGTCCCATAGATAAAGATAAAGAATCTAATAACTGGCAGGAAAGAGCTTTTGGTGAAAATAAAGATACCAAAAAGAACCATGTCCATGAGGTTCTTGACAAAAATGCTGACGTTGGAGATTATGTAAAAGATTTCAAAAAGTCAGATGCACCACAGTTTAAAGGTAAGTCTGATAAGAAGAAACATAAGATGGCAGTTGCTGCATACCTCTCAAGAAACGAAGCTTTGCTTGATAGGGTGGACCAGAAGCTAACTGAAAATGGTCATACAGATGTTGCATCAATGAAGAACAAGGTTGCGATTGCTTACAAAGCATTGGAGAAAATGCAGGGTGAGTTAAGTAAACTTGGTGATGAGGATGAACTTCCTACATGGTGGACAAACAAAGTTGCAACTGCTGTTAGTAGAAT